TAACAATGAGTTGTTTGAGTGCTTCGTGAATAACCACTCGATAACGCTCCTTGGCTATCTCATCCATTACAGCGTCTTCAACTTTACGAAGTGCTGAATCTATCTCACTCACTACCTCCTCTGGCGCACCTTCCTGTTGTAGCTTGTTGGTGTCCACCTGGAGTCTAAAGAAACTTATGTTGGGAGGAAGAAGTGCCAACAATAGCTTTGAAGCAAGGTTGTTGACACCTCTGGCCCCCACGCCTTGAAATGGTGTATTGAGTCGTGAGTGAGAACCAAACCCTTCATCAGGTAAGATGTAAGGTATTGTAAGTTTTGAACACTGCCTCCCCCTGTTGAGGTAACTGTGTCTTCTACCTTCTAATAAAGTATAGATATGTTCGGCAGTTTTATTTTCGTAATTCATATATTTAAAATTTTTGTTAGTCTTGGCTCCAAGGATCTGGTTTAGTTTGGTAGAGCCACTCCAAGGTTTCTAAATAAATCTTTTGATCTTCCCATTCTTTTACCAACGAGTGGTTTAGTAGTATAGAAAAGACAATTAGATGAAACATCGGTTAGTAATCTAAACAATAATAAAGTAGCTGCTAAAAAGTAGATTGCTGGTGACACGAAAACCAAAGCGATGATAAACAGTTTTGTTTCAAGTGCCATTATTCATCTAAGTCAGCAAACTCAAAGTCGATGAGATAGTATTCGCCTTCCTCATTTTGAACAATGTTTTTAGGATTGTTTATTGTCCTCGGAGTTGTCACTGTAGCCTCATAGGTAACTGTGTAGGTTCCGTCTTCATTTTTAACTTGATCGACAGGTTTAATTTTTGGAAACAGTGAAGGATCAAACAGATCAGGATTTACTTTACTGTCATTATGGTAGACACCAAACGCCTCTACTCTATTATGCAAAACTCTGTGGTCAGCTTCAGTTATCGAAAGAACAGGGTTGCCAACAAAAGTTTCATTAATAATCAAATTTTCGTTGTCTGTATCGAGTATTTTTGGAACGCACTCACACCCTTTGTCTTCCAAGTGTGTAAGAATGGCTATTTCGTTGTTAAATCTTTCCTCTGCATTATCACCGATAAACTTTTTAACGATTTGTTTGTTATCTTTATCAAACTTTACTACACACCTATGCGACTTTTTTAATGTTTCGTGACTCATGATTTTATTATTTCTTCTAATGTTAAAAGTTCTTCTTTTTCTTCGTGTGTAAGTAAATCAACATGAATGTTCATCTCCCCATCGTCTAAGTTGTGTGTAGGAGCAGCAGCTACAAAGAAGTATGAGGGACTGCCAAATAAACAAAGATCTATATCTTTGATTGTTGCATTCTTTTTAAACGTTTTTGTTTCTGCCCATTTCTTCATTGCCTCAAGGTTTTCAAATTTTAAATACATCTTATTATCCAATTAAAAGTTTTGGCATACGACCAACAAGTTTTCTTTGATCTACAGGTAATGCGTTGAAGGTGTTTGTTGATCTTTTCAGATTTTGGTAATCAAAATCGAAGTCGTTAGCGTTAACATGATTACCTGCAAGCATCGTAAAATTAAGTCCGT